AACAGAAAAATCTTTTTCTATAGATTCATCACAAAATGCATCAAAAATAACTGTAGGGTCACTTGTTAAAAAATCTTCTACATCCGACATACCAGGAATAACCTATGTTACAGCAAAATGGTATGATGGATCGGCTTATATTATTGAAACTGCTGAAGAAGTTGATGTAACAAGTAATAAAATCACTATTCAAAAACCTATAGATGATCCCTCAATATGTACAGCTTATAAATTTATACAATTAGACGGTTTATCACTTTCTAATAGACATCTTCCCGGATTTGATGAAAATGGCGCGCCAAACGTAGAAGAAGGTGTTAAAAAAATTTATGGTCAATTAATATTAGATGATGGTATCTTTAGAGGTTTAACAAATAAAGAAATGATAAATTATCGTTACATTGTAGATACAATGGCATATGGACTTCAATCAGAAATGGGAGGAAAGGCATATCTATCAAAACTTGCAAAGGCAAGAGGAAAATGTACTGCAATATTGAATGCTCCATCAATATCTCAGTTTGCTACTTCTACAAATCCATATTTCTGTGAAACATTTATCTCGGGCGTTGATCCTGTTCCAGTATTTAATACACGTTATATCGCAGAAGGAGGAAATCCTGATATGCCAAGATCATTTAAATTTAGTTTACCAACAGAAGAAAATGGAGCAAAATATTGTGGAGTATTTGGTCCATTTCTTAAATATAATGTTGGTGGTAAATTAATTAATGTACCACCTGCTGCAGATGTAGCAAATGCATATGTAAGAAAATTCTTAGGTGGCAATCCATTTGCTATAGTTGCAAATAAAAATGGTATATTATCAAATCCAGATCTTGCAGGAGTAGAATATATGATAGATAAAACTGATAGAGATTATCTAGAGCCATTTGGATATAATTCTATTATACAAAGAAGTGCAACGGGACAAATAATGATATATTCAAATACTACTGCATATCAAACAGTTAAAAGCGATTTTAATAATTTACATGTAAGAGAACTTTTAAATACGATTGAAATACAATGTGAAGAAGTTTTAGAGGAATATGTATTTGATTTTAATAATCCAGTTACAAGATTAAATATTATTAATTCATTATCACCTATATTTGAAACACTTAAAGATGCTGGTGCTATAACAAAATATGAAATTATTATGGATGAAAGTAATAATAATAGTGAATTAATAGCAGATGGATTTGGAATAATTGATATAGGTGTATGGATTACAGGCGCGATGACTAAGATTGTCAACAGAATTTCTGTAAATAAAAATTCTGGTATAGCATCATCTGGATTTATATATTAAAAATAAAATAAAAAAATAATATGGCTGATACAAATTTCAAAAGTCAAGGATCATTTGGATTATCACATTTTAGAAATTCTCGAGCTTCTCAGGAATTATATGAACCGGTGTATTTGAATTTATTTACAATACAAATTCAATTACCGGCCGGTGTGGGTGCAACAGCCGAGGATACTAATTTATTATTAGAAAATGTGCAAAATATTGGAGGACTAAAATCTCATAAATTCCCGGGTTCACCTGTTGCTCAATACTATAAATGGGCAGCAAGAAGATTTGCTGGAGCAAAACCTTCAGAAACTACTATGGATTTATCAATAGATTTTGAAGTTAACTTAAATAAAACACCAAGTTCATATGTATATAAAACATTACGTAAATGGTGTGATTTGGTTTATGATCCATTAACAGGTAGAACGGGTTTAAAGGCTGATTATGTGGCGCCATGGATGTTAATTACTATGTATGATAGAGCAGCAAGACCTTTCTGGCAGTGGAAATGTTATAATGTATTTCCAACTACTGCATTGCCAGAACCTGCATTAGGATATCAAAGTGAAGAAATTTATAAAATAACAGGATTTGGTATTGCTGTAGATATGTGGGATGAAACAATAGTATAATTTTAAATAAATTATATTATAAAAGCCCAAAAATTTGGGCTTTTTATTTTTTAAATCAAAACTATATTATTATTTTTGACATATAATTAAATCAGATCTATATTATGAGAGGTTTAATTAAATGTATTGATAAAGATTATAATATTGTATATGTTTCAAAAACAGATAAACGATATATAAATGGTGAAGTTGTTAAGTCAACAAAAATGTATATAACCGCAAAAGATAGTAGTGGAAATATACATGTTGTATTTAATAATGACAATAGATTAAAAACCGGAGAATTATTTCCTGTTACAACAAAATATATAATTGATTGTAAAATCCATGGTAAACAACAAATAAATTATCATTATCGATTAAAACGAGTTAAAATACCCGAAGAATATAAGATATATTGTCCATTATGTAATGAATATTATTTAAGTGATAAATATGTTCCTACGGAAGAGGATATAGAAAATTGTATAATAGCATTAAATAAAATTCACTTTGTATCCTCAAATCAACAAACCGAAAAATATTTTAAAAAATACATGCCACAATTTTTTAAAATAATAAAAAATTTTAAATTTAAACAATTGGATATACCATTATCGTTTTCTGAAAAAATATATTTTTTAAAAAATAAAATATTTGAACCTCCTATATGTGAATTTAATGGGTGTACATCGTATGCATCTTTACAAAAAAGACCAGGCTATGGTTTTAATCGTTATTGTAAAGATCATACAAATTGTAATTATTCAAGTAAAAAAGAAAATGAGATATATGATTTTATAAAAGAACATTATAATGGAATTATTTATAAAAATTATAGAAAATTGGGAAAAGAACTTGATATATACATTCCTAAGTTAAAATTAGGAATTGAATTTAATGGTTTATATTGGCATAGTGAAAAAAATATACCTGACAAATATCATCATTATAAAAAATTTAAATTTTTTAAAGAAAAAAATATAAATGTTATAACAATATGGGAAGATCAATGGAAATATAAGAAAGATATAGTTAAATCTATTATTTTATATGCTATAAATAAAATTAATAAAAAAATTGATGCACGAAAATGTATTATTAAAAATGTTAAAAACTCGGATAAAAAATATTTTTTGGATAATAATCATATACAAGGAAATTGTAATTCTTCTATTAATATAGGATTATTTTATAAAGATGAATTAATTTGTTTAATGGCCTTTGGAAAAAAGCGAATGATTTTAAATTCAAAATCTAATGATACGGAATATGAACTTTTAAGATTTTGTTCTAAAATAAACACAGTAGTTAGAGGAGGCGCAACAAAATTATTTAATTATTTTATAAAAAATTTTAATCCGTCTGAAATAATATCATATTCAAATTTAGATATTGGAGAAGGTGATTTATATAAAATTTTAAAATTTAAAAAAGTAAATTACTGTAAACCAAATTATTGGTGGTCTGATTTAGATAAAAGATATCATAGAAGCGGTTTTATGAAACATATACTTGTTAAAGAAGGATATGATAGCAATAAAACTGAAGCTGAAATAATGAATGAAAGAGGATATTTAAGAATATGGGGTGTAGGTAATGTAAAATGGAGATGGGTGCCTTAAAAATATAAATATATTTTTGTAATTTTTACAAAAAATTATTTTAAATATATAAATAAAAATTAATTTTTATGAGAAAAATACTTGCAGAAAGTTTACAAGAATATAATATAATACAACAATTAAAAGAAAGTGATTATTGGGAAAACGGTTCTATTACCTATCCATATTCAAAGTTTTCTTATATTTATAAAGAAAAGACGGAAAATAGGCCACCAGAATCTTCCAATGTAAAATCTGATCGGCCATCTAATCAATCATCTAGTGTTTATATGAATGTTCATCAATTTGCTGAAACGCTACAAGAATTATTAAAATTTGCGATAGAACATTCTACTCAAGAAGCATTTGAAATATTTAAATCAATATTAAAAGATAATCCATATTTAACAAGAAAGCCTATAGGTTTTAACCGAAAAAATCCCTATAAAGAATATATTGATGATTTTTTATTCAAGTTAAATCTTATATATAATGAATATGAACGCGAAAAAGAATAAAAGAAAGAGAAGCCCTCTTTCTTTTATTTTTTTAATAAAAATTTTTAAAACTTGTGTATTTTTTATGTATATATTAATATATAAAATATAATAATGTAAAATAATTTGATGTATGATTGATGAAAAAGAAAAACAAGAAGAGATTCTTAAAAATTTTGTTGAAAAAGAAGAAGGATCTTCTACTGATGAAAAAATAAATGATCAAATAGGTCCAAAAATTACTGAAATTCCCGGTGTAAGATTACCTTGGGAAAAAGATCTTCCATTGGGTAATCAAATAGGCTGGATACCTTTACGTGTAGAAGATCTTCCTACAAGAGGATTATTTTATCCTAAAGGTACTAAGATTGCTATTCGTTCCGCAACAGGCGCAGAAATAAGACACTGGTCAACGCTAGAAGATGATCCAAATATTAATCCCAATTATCTTTATGATATGGATGATATGGTTAATTATATAATTGAGCGATGTGTCACAATTAAAATTGAAAGTGATGTAGAAAAAGGAACATACTTATCGTGGAAAGATATAAAAGAAGCTGATAGATTTTATCTTTTATTAGCTATTCATGAATTAACATTTCCCGAAGGAGAAAATAAACTTCAATTTAAATTATCCGAAGATAAAGTAATAGATGTAAAAAAGGACATGGTTAGTTATTTATCCCTTGATCCTAAAATAATGAAATATTATGATGAAGATGAAAGATGTTTTATTCTTCGTCTTAAATCCAAAAAAGTATTAAAACTTGATATTCCATGTATAGGTGTAACACAATGGCTTAAAAATTATGTTATTAGAAAACAAGCAAATAAAGTTGCGCGCATTAGAACCGGAAGATCTGGAGGTACTTTATGTGTGGGAGAATATGCCTGTATTCTGGGAAACCGGAAACACCAGGCAACCTTATTCTAA